GAGACTTCGGGACGCTGTGCGATGTACTTTACGTCGCCCTTGTCGTTGAGAATCGGGTACGTGTCGCCCTCTTTCTTGAGTTTGGCACGGGTGGCAAGCCACCATTCGTACGTGTCGCAGTAGCGTGCCAGCGCCTCGATGTCAGCCCGCGTCATCACCTTGACGGCCTGGAGCAGCGGCAGTAGCTCGGCCCACTTGCCAGCGGCGACTTCGCCAAGATGCGTCGGCATCACGACGCCATCGGCCGGCGGCTGCGGCTCGGACTTGTTGAGCCGCCTGTGGCCGGGATTGCCACGCACAATCTTTAGCTGCGTTGGCTCTGGCTTCGGCCCTCGACGCCCCATGACCTACCCCCTAGCGATTACCTGCGGCCACACGTTTTTGAGGAAACCGTGGGGTTTATGTCAGGCGACCACGGTATGATCCGCACCACCCCCGCCGTTTTCGGCCGTCCTGACGCCACCCGCTTAGCCGCTACGGCCCGCCCGCTGCTCAACCACTGTCTTGCGGCCATGGCACGACACGCACAGGCACTGGCCATTCTCGACGGCATACCGCTCGCCGCCTTGGCTCACAGGCGTGACGTGATCTGCGTGGGCTTCTCGACTTCCAGCACACACCCGCCCGCAATGCTGGCACTGCCACGCATCACGGGTCAGCACAGCCTGCCGCCACAGCCGGTGACTCCGCGAGCAATAGCCACGGGCTGCCGCGTTGGGCCGCGTGCTTTCGTCTCGCTGTGGGCGTGACGCACGCAGACGCAGCGGCCTGTGGCATGGGATGCGTTGTGGCATTAGCTCTTGAGCGACACGATGCCGGCCGTGCCAGTGCTGTTCGTTGTCGAACTGACGATCTTGAGGAACGACACGCCAAACACGGCATCAGGCAACGGGTAGATCCTGCCGTCAGTCGTTGACGGTGCCAGCGTGATGTCAGCGGCCGAGCCGTCCACGTTGTACATGCGGCGGAACGCACCATCGGCTGATGTGCCGCCCCACATTTGCAGCGTGGTGGCACTTGTGGTCATGGTGCCGAGCGACACAACGCCACCAGCCATGTCGTCAAGCCGCAGCGTGGTGGCAAGAGTGGTGGTCGAGTGCAGCGTCACCTGCACATCACGCTCGTACCGCTTGATCTTCACCTGGCTCATGGTCGCTCTCCGTGGTTAGGCTCGGGTCGTGCCCGAATCGTGGCCTGCCGTCAACGTACGCTGCGGCGTGGCGGTTCTTGCAGTTAGACGCTCGACTTAGGGGCAACGCCAAGCCAATCGGCTTCTGTGATTTCCTCAACCTCGCCGCCTGCAATCAACAATGGCAGCAAGTCAACGGCCGGGCTGTACTCGCAGAACTCAGACCTAATCTGCAAATACGGGCGAGACTGATTGTCATGCAACGCAACGGCTGACAAGGGAAAACACGTCAGCGTTTGACCGTCAGCCGATGGATAGCCCCAGGCGGCATTCAGTGTGGTTCTGGCCTGCTCGTACACGGCGTCGGTAGTCGCTCGGAAGTACCGAAACATTAGGCCACCGTCACTCCCCACTTAGAGCCAAGCGAACGCTCAAGCTTTTGGCGATCCGACGCAGATGGCAGCGTCGAATACGCAATCGCTTCGCCGATCCAACCAGAGAATGGAGTGTCCGCCGCACGATTGTTGCTGTTTCCAATGATGTGCGACGTTCCAGCCAAATATCCATTTACGGGAGATCCGCTAAACAAGTCGGAGCCGTCCACCCTGACGATTTGATTGCCGCCGCTAGAGCAACGTATCGAGATGATGCGGCGGCCTGCCGTAGGGGCAGAGACGCTAACGCCACTTTGCCGAGATTGCGAAAAGGTGCCGAAGTAGCTCAGCGTATTTGCGTTTCTGAAATATTCGCTGTTGGCGCTAGTGGCGTAAAGCGAATAGGACGTGTCGCCGTTTAAGTCTACGGCCAAAATAACCTCGCCGGCTGATGGGAAAACAGAAGACAAGTTCCCCATGCTCAACAACTCGTCCAATCCTCCGTTGAACTTGATGGCCTGCTTGCCGCCGAATCCCAGCGAGTTCAACACAGGACGATTGCTGGCCGTTGCCTGCGTGGCGTTTCGGCCGTTCACTGTCTTGTCGGCCCACGTAGCAACGCCATTGGAGCCGTCAAGCGTCAGCGTAGACGTTGACGCCGTCGATGCGTCCAACCAGAACGCAATGCCTGCAATCGTGCGCGGGTCAAAATACCCGCTTGTACGTGGCCGCATCAGTCTCTGATTCATCGCCATACGTCAGTTCTCCTGCGGCTCGCCTACTCTTGGCTGCAGGGCGTACAGCAGTCTCGTCTGCTCACGCACGGCTGCACTGATTTCCTTCTGCGTCTCGCTCAACGAGCGGACGAATGTGCGGTGCTCTTCCACGAGCGGCAGAAGCACGTCCTGGCGTAGCACCCACCCGCAAGCAATGGCCACAAGCGTCGGAAAGCCCCACCGCTCAATGATGCCATACAGCGTTTCCTTGGCTTGATCCGTCACTGCAACGCCTCCAGCATCTCGGTGCGGCTCTCCAGCCACCGCTGCACGATCTTCTTAACGATTTCGCTGATGATGGCCGCGAGGATGATGCTGGCAAGAAAACCCATGCCGTACTCACGCTCTTGGCGTTCAAGCCGGCGGGCGAAGTGCTTGGCGACCACGTTGGTCTGTGCGGCATCGCACTGGTAGAGCACCGGCACTGGCCACTCCTTCAGCGCCCGCTCGACGATGCGGCCAACGCGGTCGCGGCCCAGCAGATGCTTCCGCACCGGCAGCGATTCCCACACGTCGGCCGCAAACTGGTCGCTGGTCATTTGGGGCAGTCCTTACACACGCTAGATGGCTTCTTTCCGGTGCCGTCGCAATCGTGACACTTGATCTTGATTGACGCTCTATCACCCAAGACGCCAGTGCCGTCGCATCGCTCGCACTTGCCAGCGTCAGGCGTAGGCGTGGGGCGAATCTCCTGACGCATCTGCACCACCATGCGGGCTGTCTCGCATGCCAAGTCCGCAGACACGCCAGCGTCATCGGGCAGCGTTGCAACGCAGCCGATGAAGACGACGACGAAGGGAAGCACCCACCGCATCACAGCACTCCGTCTAGCCAGTTCTCGGGCATGAGCGACGGCTTGAAGCCGCTGAAGCCGGCCACGGCGTACGAATCGCCACCAGCACACATGGAGTCGATTACGGATGCGTCCACCCAGCCTGACGAACGCTGGAACGCAGGATGAAGCCGCTCGTCAACCGGGCCGTCGTAGCAGTTGCCCCACGAGTTAGGCACAAGCAACCCAGGGCGATCCCACCGCAAATCTGACGCCATCATGCAATGCGGCCAGCTGCCCATTGGTGACAGCCAGCCGCCTCCGTACTTGGCGTCTTTCTTGAACGTCATCGAGAAGCCACGCATCGAGCACAGGAACACCGGGTAGCCGTTGCTGATGGCCTTGGAACAGTCCTCGAAGTTCCGCACGAGCGTGACTTCGGCCACCCTGTGATTGGCGGCATACGGCTCCAGCGTGGCCGGCAGACCGTCGCGGCCAAGCGTTCGCTCTTCGGTGCCGCTCAGTTGCTTGTCCCACCGCTTGCCGCCGTAGTCCTGGCCGTAGTGCAGAGTGCCGAAATCGCGGATGGCCTTGGCGGCGTGGAATCCAGTGCTGCCGTCGCCGCCGTTGTTGCGAGCTTGGCCGCGAGCCTCCACGCGACTGAGTCCGTAGACCACGCCTTCGATGCACCGTCCACCCCAGACTTCCGGCTCCTTCCGAAGCCAGATATCGCACGCGGCGAGGATGTCCACCGCCATGGCGGTCCCCCAGCCAACGCACGAGCCGATCGGCTGCGAGCCACGCTTCCAGTCCGGCATGCTCTTGATGAGCAGCTGCGACAGGCTCACGTCGTGCTTGGCGGCCTGGAGCTCAGGCCCGGCCTCGGCAAGCGTCGGGCGTGCGAGCGACGCGACAAACGCCTGAGCGCCTGTCGGATCGGGCGAATAGCCGAAAAGCGGCAGGAAGGCCATCCATTAGCCCCCGTTCATGCCGGCCCAGGCGATTGCCTTGGCGAAGTCGTCGTATCGCTGCCGCACAGCGGCATCCACCGGCACAACGTCGCGGCCGATGGCGGCGTTGTACGCCTCTTCCACAGCGTCACGCAGGCCGGGAATCTCGCCAGGCTGATGCCGGCCAATCCTTCGCCACGCGATGTCAATGGCCAGCGAGGTGTACGCCCGCAGCGAGCGAGTGTCGGTGAACGCCACTTCGGTGGTGACGGCGTCGCCGGCTACCACCAGCCCGGCCTTCGTCCAAGCCTGAGCCCACAAGGCACGGTCAACCGGTCCTAGGCTGGCCAACGCCTTGGCCACTGGCGTAACAAGGCGTTGCATGTCGTCACTCGGCGTTGCAACCGGAAACACGGGAACCGCCGATTGCGGGAGCGTCGGCATCGGCAACTTGCCCCACGCGGCGGCAATCAGCAGGGCGGCGGCGGCAGCACGGCCGGCGAGGGCTCCGTGGGCCTTGGCGGCTTTGGCGGCCTCAGCGAGCCAGCCAGCGACTTGCTGCCGGTACGGGGCTGCGAGCAGAGCAGCTGCCGCCACCACGGCTGCGGTGCGTAGGAGTGCGTCATGGCTCACCGGGCGGCCTCCACCTGGAGCAGGCCCCAACGGACAAGGTTCTCTCCCTGCGGCGTGCGAATGATGTCGCCAAGCAGCTTCACCAGTTGATTGTCGGCCTGGGCGGCGGTCTTGCTCGCCAGCCATTCGGCGGCGTCCGCCACAATCAGCGACTTCTTGTACGGGTCCGCTTCATTGACGAGACGCTGGCCAAAGCCAATCAGCGGACTCCAAGCCTGGAGCAACGCCAACTGCTGCCAAATGTTGAGGTTTGCCCCGTACTTCTCAAGCTCGGCTGGGGTCGCTTCGTAGTTTGGCATGGCGTCAGTCCTCCTGCTCGGATTCTGACTCATTCCCAGCATCCCCTTGCAGTGGCGTGACGTTGATGATGTCGTTGAGCCAGTCGTAGACGTTGTCGTAGGCGTCCTTTGCCTCCTCAAAAACGTCCTTTCGCTCTAGGCGAAACGGCTGCTTGAAGACCTCTTCGTCAATGAGTTTCCCGCTGCCATCCGTGATGTAGACGTAGGCGTACAGCTGCCCGTACTCCACAACGATCCGCCGCAACACGTCTTCCTTGCCTCGTGGTGACAGCGTCATCGATTGGCCTCCCACAGGTCCGCGTCTCCGTCGTACTGAGTGGCCTTTTTTGTCTCGCTGTCCAGCGGAATCCGCATGAGTGAGACGTGCTGCGTTTTCGTCACTCGCCGGTCCTCTCGCGTCTCGTCGCTCCACGTCGCCTGGATCTGCAGGCACACCTGCTGTATCTCGGTGGTTGTCGGATCCCGCTGCCTGACAGGCTTTGCACGCAGCTTCCTGTCGTGTCGTCGCGGCAACTCCCAGACAACCGCCAGGCGGATGACTTGATCGCGGGAAATAGTCCACCGCTCACACAATGCCCGCATCGGCATGTGTGTCATCCAGTCGGCACGGAAAGCCGTCAGGCTGATGGTTGCGGTGTTGCCTCGCATGGCTCCATCCAGTGCATGAGCATTCGCTGCGACGGGTTCAGGCACAGATACATGCCGTCGTTTGCGTTGGCGATGCTGCGGTGAAACTCAACGTGCTCGCAGTCCGTCACGCCGTCCTACGTGCCGCTGAGATACGGGGCCGTGCGATAGATACACATGCCACCAAACGCACTGGCCACAATGGCGGGGTGCGAGCCAATCGGCGGCAGCCACGAATAGCCAAATCCGCCATACCCGTTTTGGTACGTGTCGTAGTAGCACTCGGGCTGACCGAGGCCACGCAAGGCCCATAAGTCGTAATGAACAAACGCCGGGCCGCTGCCGAAGTCGTGCTGAAACAGGCTGACGCTGGCCATGCCGTACGCCGTTGGCAACGCATCAAGCCAGCCGAACCCGTTGAGCACGCCTTCGTGGTTCCACCCGCCCCAGGCGTCCCAGTCAATCACCACCACGTAATCAGCGTCCTTGGCACAGGCTCGCACCCACCGCTGGCAGGCGTCTCGGTATTCGGCCAAGGCAATCGTGCGGCGGCCGGCAAACTCGCCGCCGTAACTCTCGCGGCCCAGCACTGAATAATGAAACGTGGCCTGCGGCTTGTCACGGCAATAGTCGTGCAGCACGCTGAGCGTGGCGTCTTCGCAGTCGTTGCTCTCAACGTGCAGGCTCCAGCGTCCGCACAGTGCCTGCAGCTGCTCAAGCCGGCCAAGGTTCTGAGCAAGCCGCACGGCACAGTTTCGGGCCAGGCCCACGAAAGCCACTTTGCTGTTTCGCAGCACGTCCACGCCAGCCTCAACACGCTCGGCGTGCATAGCGGTGAAGGGCTCGTGCGGCAGCCACAGTCGCTCATCCAACTCAGGCATGTACGCCTCGCTTTCGGCAGAGAGCTTCGGCCACGTACTGCGGCACCTTGGCCCGCTTCAGAAAAGCCCAGCACTCCACCATGTACCGACTTGCATCGGGGCTGTTACGGATCGTTACGCCGTATCCGTTGTCGTCCTCAGTGAAGACAGCACCGAACTGCGGCACGTAGACAGCCCCGCCCATCGCAGCCACGGCGGCGTATCCGATTGCGTCGGCCCACGGCCCCATTCGCCAATACTCCAAGTCGCAAAGCCATCGCAGCCAATCGTGGCGGATGGCCGAGCCCACGCCCGTCTCGCACGGGTGTGCTTCGCTGGCCATGTGGTGACACGCAGCCATCGGCGTCAGGCTGGTGGTGCTGCCGAATGGGATTTGAACGGCAGCGTGCGGTTCCTTGCCGGGCTTCCGCACGAGGTAGTGGTGAAACACCACGGCGGCCTGCTGATGTCGCATCGTGGACTGCACCACGCCGGGCCAAAGCTCGTCGTCTGCGGATAGGCCGATGACGTGCGTGCCGCCGAACGAGCCAAACTCGTCTGCGGCTGCCTGCTCCCAGCATGCTGCCTTCACTGCGTTGTGATGCACCCAAACGCAGTCGTACGTCATCGCCGCAGCTTCAGCCACGGCAACGCTGCTGTCCGTGCTGGCATCGTCAATGACGGCCACCTCGACAGGCATCTGGCTGGCAGCTGAATAGATCGCCGCCGGCAGCGTGGCCGCATGGTTGCGATTCGGGATGTACACCGACACGCCGAACTTCACGATATCCGCACGGTCGTCCGTGCCTCCTGTCCGTACGACTTCTCCACCACCAAGCGAGCTACGTTCGTGTCGTCGCCCATAACGTCCTGCAGGGCGTCCAGCACGGCCTTGGCCAAGTTGTCCACGTCGGGCCTGGGAAGCCTCGGTGCGTCGGCCTTTACGCCGCTCTTGTTCATGTGCGACTTCGGCCGCTCGAAGACGGCATCAATCACGACGTTCAGCGGCTCGCCTGTGTCGCTCAGCCCTGCGTCGCGAGCAGCTACGGCCAGCGACTGCCGGTAGGCATGCACTGGGTGCTTGGCTGGCACGTAGGCACGGGCGAAACCGCCGCGTGTTGATACTCGCGGCCTGGGCTGCGGGACGGGCTCGCCTGGCACTGAGAACGTGATCGACATGCCCGCAGCATCGCGAGCGTGTCAAGCGAAGCGGCTCGGCGTACTATGCGGACCACGATAACGGCGGCAATCAGCGTCCCGCGGCCGTGGCGGGCGAATCGGCTGCGTACTATGCAGCACGGGCCTCTGCTATCGGGAACCGCATAATCAGTGGTTCTCACTTTATCCGCTCCAGCAACCCGCGCAGAACGTCCGCCGCGCGGCTGGCCCCGTCGATGGTAGCCCGGTCGTTAGCGCAGCCGGCCGTCGCATCGCACAGCAGGACGCCGTACGCAATCGCCTCCCGCTCCGCGTCGGTGAGCCGCAGCCTGCCGATCTCCTTGCTTGCCGCCTCCGCAGACTCGCAAGCCGCCTTCCAGTCTGCGGCCTTGTCCGCCACGCACTCTGCTACAGCGAGTCGCAGGCGTTCGATCTCGTCGGCTGCCTCGTCCAGCAACGCCAGCGGTTCGCCTTCCTGCTCTGCCCGTAGTGATCTCTCTCGCAGTTCG